ACAGACCGCTTTGGGCAACAATATCGTCTATCAAGGCGATAACAAGCGTCCAACGGTCAATACTCAGATTCTCTATGTGACCACCTCCAGCGCCACTGCTGCTGGTCGTAGCGTGGATATGTCGGTGCTGAGTCGCAACAGCACAATCATGGCCTGCGTTGGCCTGAAGGCCCGTGCGCTTGCTCAGTTGCCGTTGAAGGTGTGCTGCGAAACAGAAGATGGTCAATATGTTGATGCCATTCGCTCTGACAAGGTTGGCGCTCGGGACAAGGCGAAAGCCAAGCAGGTTGCCAAGCTGTTGGGCAACCCAAACAACTTCCAGAGCAAATACGAATTCTGGTATCAGTGGCTTATGTGGTACGAACTGTCTGGTGAAGCCTTTACCCTGTGGTGGAGGAAGGATCAGAAAAGCTCGACCGAAACTCCGCTGGAGATGTATGTTCTGGACAGCACTTTGATTGCTGCTCAGATCACTCCTACCCGTTATCCGTCCTATCGCCTGTCCACACCAAGTTATGGCTTTAGCAAGGACGAGCCATTGGCAGCGCATCAGGTCATGCACTGCAAAGAAATGGCTTGGCAAGGTTCTGCTGGCTTTAACAAAGGCATTTTGGCAACTGAGTTGGTCGGCCTTGACCAAGACATTGATTTGTACGCCAACTTTGTCATGCAGAACGGCGCAAAGCCCTCGGGTATGTTTGTGACCGATCAGGTTGTGCCTGATGGCAAATACAAAGAGGTTGCGGCCCGTCTGAAAGAGGCTTGGGCCAACATGACTGGCAGCAAATCCTCTGACCCAAGCAAACCGGGCCAAGGTATGTTGCTTGACCAAGGAATGAAGTACCAGAAGCTGGAAATGCTGAACTTACAGGACGCTGACGCTGCTGCTTTGAAGCTGCAAACCATGAAGCGTATCTGCGGTTTGTTCGGTGTGCCTCCGTCCATGATTGGTATCTCTGACAGCAAGTTCAACAACACTCAAACGCAGTTGGATGAGTTTTACAAGTCAACCATGTTCCCTGTCATTGTGAACGTGCAGGAAAAACTCAAGGCTCACTTGCTGCAAGGCTACCCAAGCCTGTGTATTGAGTTCGACACCAAGAATTTCCTCAAGGGCGCTCCTCTGGACCAGATGAACTTTGCGACTGCTGGCGTGAAGAATGGCATCATGACTCCGAACGAGGCCCGTGAATATATGAATATGCCTCACATTGATGGGGCAGACGAGTTGGTGAAGGATGACAAACCGGAAGAGCCAATTGCTGGCAGCTCTCCGCAGGATACGGGCGGCGGTGGTGGAAGCCAATCTAAGAAGATGAACATCGGCTCTAAGACTTGAATAAAAATGCGTACTGATTCAAAATATCTGGTAGCATTAGCAAGACAGGTCATTAGACCACCAATACAATTGCCCGTATCACAGGGGCAATCCCCTAAAATACAGGACAATAATTTATCCATTGCTTTAGGGGCAATCAATGAAGCAACTGAATCTAATCTGCGAAGCAAAGCTGAACCTGTCCGAAAAGGCCGCAAACGGCGAACCGACAGGAAAAATTGAAGCTCGTATCACCACTTGGGGCGCTCGTGAAGGCGCTGATGGTCGTAAATTCTTCTACAAGCCTGAAGGATTTATGGAATGGGCAGAGCAATTTGCCGAGTCAGGTCGTCCACTCCCAATGTTCCTGAACCACAACGCTGATTCCATGCCTGTTGGCGAATGGACAGAGTTGGAAATGGATGATGAGGGCATGAGCGCCAAAGGTCGCTTGTTCTTGAACACCACTGCTGGTTCTGACCTGTACCAAGTCATGTCTGAGTCGCCCAATATGTTTGGCGGCGTTTCTGTTGGCGCTTACGCTGATGAATATCAGTGGGTTAAGGAAGATGGAGAGCCATTTCCTGCTGGCTCTGGCGACTACTACGAAGACGGCTATTTCCAGATCACTAAAGGTGGCCTGCGTGAAACTAGCGTGGTGATGTACCCCAACAATCCCAAAGCAGAGGTCAAAAAGCTAGAGTATTTCCGTGAAGACGGCTCTGCTGACCTGAAAGTATTGGAAGAAGCCCTGCGGGATGCAGGTCTGTCCAAGCAGATGTCGGTTGCCGCCGCATCTGTGTTCAAGACGGTGATTGAGCAGCGTGATGCTGTGAAACCGCCTATTGAAAATGCGCCAACTCAGAGTGATTCTGATGCGGAGGCAACCGAAGCTGAAATTCTCGCTGCTCTTGAGCAACGTGAGTTTCTTAAACTCCTAGACAAACGACTGAAAGGTTAATCATGTCACAAGTTATTCTTGAGAAATTGGATGCTATCGAAGCTAAACAAGCTGAAGGCATCTCGGCTATTGAAGCCAAAATCCCCGCTGCTGTTGAGGCCGTCAAAGCCGAATTCAGCGAAATGGTTGCTGCTCTGGAAGCCAAAGTCGCCTCCGTGCAAGCTCCTGCCCTCATCAAGCCTGCCAAGACTGTTCGCGGCGATGTGAACAAGTCGGTTCGTGAGCAACTGAAATCTGTCCTGAATGGCAAGTCTTCTTTCGAGAAAGAGTTGAAGATTTTTGCTGATGAAGCTCAGATGGAAGCGTACCTGAAAGAAGCCTCTGCTTTGACCGCTGGCGGTGATGGTAAGGGTGGTCGTACTGCTTACGATCCAGTGTTCCGCGCTCTGCGTTTGGCTAACCCCTTGCGCGGCGTGTCTCGCACTGTAGCTACTGATGGCTCTAGCTATCAGTTCCGTGTCAAGACTGGTAATGCTGGCGCTCAGTGGGGCTACGCCATCCAGAACAACGGCACTCCTACAACTGAAAACACTTCCATCTGGCAAATCGTGTTGAAGGACATCAACGTCCAGTTCCCAATCCGTACTGCGGCTTTGGACGACATCGATGGCTTGGAAGCCAACGTGGTTGACGATATGCTGGCTGAATTCGCTCAGAGCGAAGCCCTGTCCATGATCGTGAACAACGACCAAAGCGGTAGCGGCACTACTGTTGCCACGGGCGGCGCTGACGGCCTGCGTGGTTTGGACCAGTACGGTGGTGCTAACAGCGTGTACGCTGGCGGCACTACCTCTGAGGCTGCTTTTGGCTCGTCCGGCACTGGCTCTAGCTCTGGCCTGCACAGCTTGGCTACCTACGACCAGATCACCACCAACGGCAACACTGTTGGCGCTGCAAACATCACTTACAAAGACGTTGTGAACTTCATCTACGCACTGCCACAGCAGTACTGGACTGAGAGCGCCAAGTTCGTTGTAAGCCCTGTCTTGCTGGCCCAAATCCGTGGCTTGGTGGACGACAACGGCACTCCCGTGTTTGAGCGTATGTCCCCGCTGGAAACTGACGGCATCGTTGGTCGCCTGTTGGGCTTTGATGTGGTGGTCAACAAGTATCTGGATAATCCTTCCCAGACAACTACTGGCACTGCTGGCACAACCAGCTTGTACCCAATGTACTTTGCTGACTGGAGCCGCTTCCACACCATCATTGACCGCTTGAACATGGTTATGCGCCGCTATGACCAGACTTTGCCCGGTTTCATCACCTTCTTTGGTGAGAAGCGTTTGGCAACATCGGTGCGCGATCCCTTTGCTGGTGTGCGCTATCGTTCGACAGGCACTGCGACCTGATAAAAATGGGGGGGCTACGGCCCCTCCTTTTTGCGCCTCAACTTTAGGAAATTGCCATGACCATCACTGAAAAAATCCTCGCTGGAATTAAGCAAGCCATTACTGAAGGCGGCACAGTCAACATCGACCTGAAAGAAGCCTCTGCAATCACTGGCTCTGGCTCTGGTGTGGGTGGTCGTGCAGTATTTGATGATGCTTTTGCCGCCTTGCGCTACGCAAACCCTTTCCGAATTGGTTCGCGGATCGTGCCTGTTGCTGGCTCTGATATGCAGTTCGTTGCCAAGACTGGTAACGCAACCAACCAAACAAACCCTTGGGGTTATCCCGTTCAAAATAACGTGGGTACTCCTGACACCAACACATCGATTTGGCAATTGCCTGTTCGTGCTGTTACTGCTCAATTGCCTATTCGTTCGGCTGTAATGTCGGATGTCAATAACCTTGAAGCAACCATTGTCGAAGACCTCGCGCTGGAATTTGCTCAAGTTGAAGGCGCTTCTATGGCGGTCAACTCTGACCAGTCCGGCTCGACCACCACATCCACTGGCGCAACATCCGGCCTGCGTGGTTTGGATATGTATGTGTCTGCCTCTGCAAGTGCTTATGGCACATCTGGCACGGCCATCACAAACGGCATTCACAGCATCGCTACCGTGGCTCAAACTGGCGGCGGCGTGGTGTACAACAACATCGTTGATGTCGTTAATGCCTTCCCAAGCCAATACTGGTCTTTGCCCGGTAATGCTTGGCACATTCGCCCATCCATGATTGATTCGCTGCGTAGCCTGAAGGATTCGCAAGGCTTGCCATTGTTCTTGGAAGTTGGTGATGAAGACGGCGCTGCTGTTGGTCGTATGTTTGGTTTCCCTGTGATTCCAAACCCATACCTGTCCACAGGCTTCCCAATCTACTTGGCAAACTGGCCTCGTTTCCTGACCATTGGCGACACCGAGCAGATGTCGATTCAAATGATGGACCAAACTGCGCCCGGATTCGTTACACTGTACGCAGAAAAGCGTGTAGTTAGCTCCGTGCGTGACCCGTTTGCTGGTGTTCGCATGAGCGCCTAATAGGGGATAAGTATGTCCGTGCAAAGTGTATTGACTGGCCTGCCTTACGGTGGTCAAACCCGCAATCCGTTTAACTACGTCAAGGTTGAGCAGATTGGCAGGGATGTGACCACCAATTGGCTGACTCCTGATGAAGTCACCAATCAATTGAACTTGTTTGACGATCAGAGCCAAGACAGCTATGTCATGGGCTTGGATTTGGCAACTCGGATGTACATTGAGGACTACCTCGGGCTGTCGATCTTCCCTGTAACGTACCGTGTTTGGTATGGCGCAGAGAGCTTGACGGCCACTCCTGTGAGTCTTGACCTGCCAGAAGTCAGTCAGAATGTGCAACCAAACCTTGCGCCTCTGACAATCGGTTCTGTCGGTTATTACAACTCTCTTTTCCCGCCTGTCTTTGTTCCTGTTGACCCATCGCAGTATTACTACGACAACAGCGGTAACAAAATCATCATCACCAGCTTGCCGACCGACATCAACACACAGATGACGGCTCCAATTGTGGTGCAGTACACGACCGTGGGCAGTCCTTTGGCGGCTTATCCCGTGATTAAGCAGGCTGGATTGCTGATTCTCACGCACCTGTACAACAACCGTTCGGACACAACTGAAACCAAGCTGAAGACCATCCCTTATGGCGCTCAGACTTTGCTGCGTCCTTACAAGCCACTGGTGATGTAAATGTCTATTGCGCGTTTTGAAGATGTTGCCATCTACAATTTGACTTTCAGCAAGTCAAGTTTTGGTGAGCAGGCAACCACTCAGACCGAGTGGTTCAAGACCCGTGCGCGAGTGGAAGATGTGGCGAACAACGTCAAGATTTCGGACAAGTACCGTCTGTATCAAGACTTGGTGAATTTCACATTCAATTACACGCCAAACACAAAGCGGATTGTTGACCATCAGCAGTCTTACTCTATTTTCTGGCGCGGCAATTTTTACCGCATCACCGATGTCCGTGAAACGAACAATCGGATGAACGTGAAAATGATGTGCTATCGCTCTGACCCTGTTACGGCGGTGTAAATGGCAACACAAAACAATGTCGTACAGTATGGCAAGGCGATTCAGTACACGCTGAGTCAGATCGTCAATCCTGTGCCTGTTTACGCATCGTTTAACCGAAACTTTGCCGATCAGCCTAAGTTTATTACTTGGATGCTGCGAAACGTCCATCAGCCCGTCTATACGGGTCAGCAGCAGAGCAACAAAGGCATTGACCGTCCTGTATTTCAGATTTCAATCTTTACCCAACAGATTGAAGACGGGTTCACTATCTCCAATCAGATTCTTCAGAGTCTGCATGGATATAGTGGTCAACTTGGAAGTCCCACAGATGGCTTTTTCATTGCGAAGGCCGATGTGATGTGGCTTTACAATAGCTACAACAACGAGGAAAATATGGCGCAAATCTTCTTGGATTGCACCATAGACGTCCCGGCGTAATACAAGACAATTTGTTCAACTATCTTTTGAAGGAAACTCAAAATGGCTCTCATTAACAAAGTCTTGCCCGGATATGTGGC